TCTTCTGCACCAAACTCAGGACCAGTGTCTTCTAAAGAAGGAAGATCAGAGTCTTCTACTGCGTCTTCTTCAGTAATGTCCTCAGCTTGTTCAACTGCTTCTTCGTACCTGCTTTCAGCTTCTTCTTCAACTTCTGTAGTCCACTCACGGTCTGTATAGCGTTCCCACTCTCTGATTAAGCCTTCTCTAACTTCTGGATCAGTTTCTCTAACAATGGCCTCTTCAAGTTGCTCTCTTACAATGTCTTCGTCGTCTGTTTCTTCTACTTCTTCTACTGTAGTTACTTCGTCTTCAGCTTCTTCTTCTTCAGTTTCTGTCTCAAGGCCACCTTCTACAGGAACAGTGTCAGCTAACTCAGAGTCAGCATCTTCTACTGTATCTTCCTCGGCAATGTCTACTACTTCTACAGGCTCCTGCGATATAGGGGCTTGTCTTGGTGGGTCTCCTTTTACTGGGCCTGTTGGCTCTGTTTCTTCTTCTGTTTCAGCCTGTTCAGTAGGCTCTCCTTCTGTTTCAGGAGCAGCTTCAGCAGCACCACCACCGGGTTCTTCCTCTTCTTCTTCCGGTTCTAGTTCAGGTTCATACACGTTTTCAGGAGGAGGTATTTCTTGTTCTTCGTACTCAGATTCTTCAAGAGGCGTATCAGGCTCAAACAAGTCTCCGGGATCACCTTCTTCTTCTTCAATTTCTGTTACGGCATTTTGAAGACCTTCCCAGTACTCTGTAGCTCCGGGCACGTCCAAAATAAAGTCAGGCTCAAACTCAAGAAACTCTTCTGCAGTTATTTCACCAGCTTCGTACTGTGCAAACAAGTCTTGAAGTTCTCGAAGTTCTTGAGCAAGATAAACACGGTCAATGTCGTCAGAGGCTTGGTCCTCAATATAACGAAGTTGATCTTCTATAAATTGATCCCACTCTTCTAGTAGACGATCAAACTCTTCTTGTCCTTCCCGGACTGGATCAAGTTCTTCGGGATATGCGTACTCATCATCTTTGTCGTCGCCACTAGGAGCAAAACCTAAGGGGTCTGGCAAAACATCGTCTAAACTTGGCTCTGGTTCCGTCCTAGGTGGGGCTGGAGTAGGTGCAGGTGCAGGTGCAGGAGCAGGAGCAGGAGCAGGAGCAGGAGCAGGAGCAGGCTCTGCCACTGGCCTAACAATAGGGGCCTGTTTTGTAGGACCGCCTTTAACATAACCAGTCATCATGCCCTTTTTAGGTCTTAACATAATTACTTCTTCCAGTTAGCCAGACCACGTAGGCCAAACGATGCTGCAACAGCAGCGCCTAGAAAACCTTTGTACCACTCAGGCATAGAATCTAACGCAGCAAACCCGTCCATTACTACAGGAACCATAGAGGGAAAGAACGCAAGTACACATGGAACTGAAAACAAAATAGTAAACCATTCGTCTTTCCATGAGTTAGCTGCGTTGTTTGCATGGATGTTTTCCCAGTTTGCGTCCTGCTGTATAGCTACCATCTTAGCTTCATGAACAGCCTTCTTCTCTTCTGCTTTACGCTGAAAGTGTCCACCAACAAGATTAACAATAGGGCCGATCAAAGCCTGTATCATCTAGCAAACTCCAAGATAGCAATAGCCATAGTCACAATAATAGCAATAGAGGCAAAGCCGCCTGTCATCATCTTCTCTAGTTTGTCAAAGCGTTGATTGTGTGCGTCCAGTTGCATCTGAATCATTTCATAACGAATACTACACTCACGCTCATGAGCTTCTAACCGACTTAATGCTTGCTCTAGATCTGACATGACTATTCCTTACCGCTTTGGTGATCTACAGTCACCTGTGCATTTAACTTACCTATCTCTACTTCTACTTTATTTAACTGCCTGCGTAACTCGTGTATTTCTATGCTGCGTTCTTCCAGAGCCATAATCTTAGCGTTTTGTATAAGATCATCTGGTAACGCACCACGTAAACCTAAAGGCCATTCACGAACAAACGAAGAGTTTTCTAGGATGTTCATGTTTTGTATTTCTTGACCGTGTTCGATCGAAATGATACGAGTGTCTAGCGTTACGTAAGCAGTAGTAGCCATAACGATGCCAGCACCAAGAGCAACTAAGTTCCTTAGCGGTATAGCTACTCTGGTGTTGTCATCAATCTCAGGCATTACCAAGGCATACCATTAGCAGACACAGGGTTCTTCTGTGCTTCGATGTTGGCTGTCAGTGCCGCCTCAGTAGCGTCTTGGTCTACTGACTCGTGTACCCATGCCAGTACAGCAGACTCAGTAAGGTCATCGTAAGCTACAAAGCCGTCAGCATCAGCGTCAGGTGTAAAGCCTACAGTGCCGTATGAAGATGCAGTGAATGTGTCGTCACCAACAGTTTCAGATTCAGTAACACGCCAGTGTGCAACGGTTACACCGCCGTCTGCCACGTTACGCTCAAGGTTTGCGATAGTCCATGTAGCCATTAGGCTTCTCCTTCAAGTTGTGCAACTCTGGCACGTAGTGATTGAATTTCTTTTACAAGCATAGGTACTAGCTTTGAGTAGTCTACGCCCATCATGTCTTCTTCGGTTGCGCCTTCAGACACTGCCTCTGGTGCAACGCTTTGTAGCTCCTGAGCAACCATGCCGTACTTCTGGTGTGAACCGTCAGCCTTCCAGTCGAACGAACGTACTTGGATAGCATCAATGTCCTCAGAAGCAGAAGGTGCGTCTACGATGTTTTCTTTGAGGCGTTGGTCTGATGAAGTGTTGTAGGCTGTTGATGAGCCGCTAGTTGTAATAGTACCAACTAAGCCATTTGTATTACTAATGGCGGCGGCTGTAGATGTTGCTGATGTGTTTGTTGCAAGAGAGATTGCATATCTTGTTCCGTCATTGAAGGCTACGATAGCCCCTGATATAGATAAACCATTTGGCGTACTATCAGTAGTACCAACCAGCAAGTTGCCTTCCTTGGTCAGCCTCATTTTTTCGTTTGTTCCAGCAGTCCCATTACGTGTTCGGAAAATAAATCCCGCACTGTTAGAGCCGCCGCCAGAATGCGAAGCAGTTAATTTAACAAACCCTGTTTCCGTTCTAGCTTCTAAAATCTCAGCCGAATTACCGCCAAGATTTATCCCGTTTGACAGGTGAAGGTCTTTGAAGCGGCTTGAGGCGTACCCCAAGTCAATAGCGGCATCTCTGTCAGTTTGGTTAGTTTGGTCAATCGGAGTAAATCTTTCGTTTGTGCTGTCAAAGAACAAACCAACATCATTAGAGCCGATTGAAAGTCTGCTTGATGTGGTACCAATACTACCGACTGTGGTGCCGTCTTTGCTGAAGTTAACAATGGTTCCATCAGACGTTAGCCTATTTAGTTCTAATGGATTACCTCCGCTTCTTGTAAATGCTGTATATCCTCCAGCCCGTAACTCTTGTCCTGCTATGGATGCGGCAGTGTATGTCTTACCAACCAGAAGATTACCGCTAGAGTCGATGCGCATGCGTTCTGTTGAGTTAGTAAAAAAACCAAAGCCATGGTTAGATAAAGTTCCAACAACGCCGATACTATCTTGGCCTCTTGCTTGCAATAATGTGGTAACTGTTCCGTCTTTTATTTGTGCGTAAGTTCCTTGTCCGCCTTGAACTACTAAAGCAGAGTCTGGACTGCTAGTGCCGATACCCAACGACTCCGCAGAAGCATCCCAGAACAACTTTGCAGTCGTGCCAGTGTCTTCGTAGAAGCTGATGTCTCCGTTGTTAGCTATTTTAAGCCTTTCTTTTAAGGATGTGCTTCCTGATGGCGTTGTTTGCAAAGACAGGTATGCAGGAGTGCTGGAAGATGTCCAAGCCGCACCATCTGAAAATGATTGTATCGACGCTCCAGATACAAATGTTGTACCTGTGCTATAAGCGTCAAAGTTCAGCCTTCCAAGTTGATAGCCGCCAGAACTTGGAACCCCTGCTCGTTGAGAATTAAAACCAACAAAAGAACCTGAAGTTGTAACTTTAATATCACCATCTGTAGACTGAACACCATCGCTGACAACTGTGCCAGTTACGTCGATGCCTGTTGGGCCTAGTGTTGCTAGAGTAGCTCCATTGTCTACAAATAATATTGGGCCTATGTCGGCATCAATACCGCCGATGTACAGATTATTTGCGGAATTTACACCAAACGCTCTAGTAGCACTTCCGCTAGAGTTTGTTACCTTTAAATATTCAGCATTATTTTCTAGCGTTAAACCGTTAGAAACAACTGTGCCAGTTACGTCGATGCCTGTGGAGGTTGTTTCAAGCTTGAGTGAGTTGTCGTAAAACAGGCGAACCGAACCGTTAGTTGTTGCATCCAAGAAGGTTTCAGAAGAGCCGTTCTGCAAATACATATTGGATGCGCCTGTGATAAACAAGCTTCCAGTTCCTTGGTCACTAACATAACTATTAGACCCATCATGGTAAATCTGTAGGTCAGAGCCAGCACCAAAGATAGCCTTACGGTTATCAGCAAAGGTTACGTCAGTACCGGGATTAGTACCTACTTCGATAACAGTACCGCCTGAGTCTTCTGTATACAGACGCTTGTTAGTCAGATCTAATGCGGGTTCACCTTGAGCAAGATCCCCAGACGTTGGTGCGCCAGAACCATTCTTAAGTTTAATCGTGGTCATTAATAAGTTCCCCCGTCAATCGTTGACAGTGTAGTTGCAATGGATGTTGTACCAGAGCCTGTGATAGCTCCGGTCAGAGTAATGGTTTCGTTGCCAGTTATGTAGCTTTGAAGGTCACTAATTTGTGACTCAGTAACCGACAGTGCCGCTTGGTGTTGTGTCACCGAAGACTGCGTAATGTTAGCGTCCGGTACGTTAGCCCATGTTACTGCTGTAGACAGGTCATTAGTTTCAGTAAAGCTAGTTAAATAGCCAGCACTAGCGTGGTTGCCCCAGCCGTGTGCCGTATCAGCCTTAGTACCTTGCGCCGCAGTAGCGTAGTCAGCAGAGTCAAAAACTTTAACCTGTGCAAGGTTAGTCACCTCTGAGTCCATCAAGGCACCAGCCGCTGTTACATTGGCTGTGTCTGTTACGTCTGCTGAAGCCTCAATCCCATCTAGCTTAGTGTGGTCTGCGTCAGTAAATACGTTGGAGTCGGTAGCGGAGTCAACCAGTGTGCGTATCTCTGCGGCTGTTTGGTCTGCTGTAGCACTAGCCTCAATACCATCTAGTTTAGTGCCATCTGCCGCTACGTCACGACCATCAACAGTACCTGTAAGTACTACGTTGCCTGTGATGTTGACGTTACCTGTACCCGTAATGTCGTTGCTGTTTAGGTCTAAGTCACCGCCCAGTTGTGGGCTAGTGTCGCCAACAAGATCAGGATTAATACTGTTCCAGTTAGTGCCGTCGTAAATTCGTGTAGTATTGTCAGTAGTGTTAAAGTACCAGTCGCCTACAGTTACTGCATTGCCGTTAAGATCAACAGTAGGGTTAGAAGAAGCAGTTCCAAGGTATAAACCATCAATAGCATCCTGAGCAGCCTCAGCAGCCGTCTGAGCAGCCTCTGCAGCCGTTTGTGCAGTTTGCGCTGCAGTAGCACTAGTAGCTGCGTTTGTGGCTGAGGTGGACGCTGAGGAGGCGCTAGAGGCAGCATTGGTTGCTGACGTAGATGCTTCACCAGCCTTAGTAGTAGCAGTAGTAGCAGAAGCAGCAGCGTTAGTCTCTGCAGTCTCTGCATTAGTCTCTGCAGTTTCAGCCGCTGTTTTAGCTACTTCTGCTGCTGACTGAGCTGTCTCTGATGAAGTTTTAGCAGACTCTGCAGATGTTTGAGCAGCAACCGCAGCGTTCTCTGCAGTTTCTGCATTAGTTTCCGCTGTCTCTGCGTTTACCTCTGCGGTCTCAGCATTGGCTTGTGCAGTCTCTGCGGAAGCCTGAGCAGCCTCTGCAGCAGCTTGGGCATTAGCCGCAGACGTAGCAGACGCCGCAGCTTCATTTGCTTTTGTAGAGGCTTTAGTTGCTTCTAGAGCTACTTCAGACGCATAAGTATCTGTACTAGCATCACCAGATCCACCTGTGCCACGAAATAAAGCCATCAAAAGCTCCTACAAAAGAAAAGGAAAAGGGGCCATTGCTGACCCCCTAAGATCGTTACTCAGCGACTGCGAGTACGAAACCAGCTTCAGGTCGGTATACTTCAACACCGTAGAGGCAATCAGCCGTGTACAGAGTTGAGAGGTATTCCTGCTTGTACTGAGTCTGTGAACGAACAGCTTGCTGCTCTGCCATGACAATAGCGTCACGGTGGAACAAGAGTGCAGCACGAGTATCAACAGAAGATGCAGTGTTGTCTGCTGCGGCTTCGATAGTTGCACAGTTGTTTGAGACATAAATGTCTACACCGTACAAGTTACCGATAAGACCAGAGCTTACTGCTTGACCAGTTACAAAGTCAGAAGACACGTATCGGTCAACACCCATGATAGTGTTGCGAACAGAAGGTGGGATAACAAGTACACGGCTTTCCATTGGTACGTTGTTGTCGTCAAGCTTCTGAATCATGTCACGGAAGAACGCATCGGTAAACACGTCACCAGCAACAATAGTGTCGTCAGTGTACTGAGTAGTAGTACCACCGTCGTTGAAGAAGCAACCAGTGTGCTGGTAGTCAGTAGCAGCAGCACCGAATACAACAGAACCACCGTCACCAAAACCAGTACCGCAAGAGTGCAGGTCAGTGTCGATCTTAGTAGCAAGAGCATAACCAGCATCTTCAGTATAGAACTGACGGAGGCTAGAAAGCGCCTGTACTTCTACGATGTCTTCGATCAAACGTGAGTATTCGAAGTGACGGTCGATATCAACAGTCAGTTCGCTCTCAGTGTTCGCAATGATAGTAACTGCAGTGTCAGCAGCCTTAGCATTTGCATCGCCACGAGTTGGCTTTGGAATGTGAAGCTTGTCGCCCTTCTTGCCGTTCATAGCGATACGCTTGACAAGTGGAGCCATCTTCAGATTCTTTTGGTAAGCAGCAATAATCTCATCACTCCAGATTTCTGGAATAAAAGTAGCCGCTTCAGTTTTCGCAGTATTACCGCCTGCGCCGGGATATGTTGCAGTAGCCATGTCAATCTCCTAGATTATTTGACTCGACCCTCCGCATAAGCTGCCATGATTTCATCGGACAAAGCTTGGTAACGGTCAGGGTCATTCTTCATTAGTTTAATAATGTCGGCCCTGCGATATACCTTCTTACGACTACCTTCAGCACTACCTCGTGCATTGCCTGTATTTGCTGCTTTCAGTGATTGCTTACGTGCCTGTTTTTCAACATTGGCTGTCTGCTGTGCAACTGTCTTACGTTCTTTCCAGAGTGTAAATAGTTCGTCAGCAGCGTCTGCGTCGTACTGTTGGTCAGCTTGTACAAACAACTGAGTCCTAATCTTAGATGCCTTAATCCACTCAGAAAAGCCAGCATCACTTAAGATGTCTTGCATGTCTGGGTGTCTAGACTGAAGTGTTGCAAGTGACGACTGCTTTTTGTACTGTGCAGTGTACTGCTCTGCTTCTCTAATTTTAGGATGATTCTCAATAGCACGATTAACTGCGCCTTGAGGGTCTGTAAAATAGTCTATATCGTCTTCAGGCTCAACGTATTGTTGAGGTGCTTGGGGTTGTATTTGAGTACTAATGTAATCATCTACAACTTTACGAAGTTCACCTACCTCAGAAGACTGACGACCTAAAAGCTTTTCAGCTTCTTGGTGCATCTGTACAACTTCTTCTAAAGATTTATTTTGGTACTTTTCTGGTAGGTCTGGTTCTTTTTGAGGTTGTTCAACTTGGGCTTCTGGCTCTTGTTGAATCTCATCAACTTCGTTTTCAAGGGTGTCCACGTTTTCCTGTTCAGGTTGTGGATCAAGCATTTGTGCTCGTGACATAATTAAACTCCGTGATTATAATCATTGTGGAGACTTTATTTTCTACCTGCTTTTTCATGCTCTTTCACCCACTTCATGTGGCGTCCGGGGAAAATCCCCAGAGTGGCCTTCAAGGTGAAAAGACGGGGCAGATACTAGTTTAGTAGCGTTGGCACCACAACCGCACCTACTGGTTGTGATACCTGACTCTACCATTTCTTCAAAGACATGTCCGTTAGTACAACGGAAGTCATAGATTTTAAACATCTACTGGGCCTTCTTCTTCTACTTCTGCTTGCTCTCTAGCAACTTCAATAGTAGCCTGTAGATTAATTACAGTAGCTAATGCAGCAACTTGACCCTTACGATAGAATAGTTCTTCGGAGTCTTTTACTGACTGAATATCAGCTAACTGTTGTGCGTTTGTAGATAACTCTTGTAAGAGTTGTTTGAAACCTTCAGAATTGAAGAGTTCGAAGTAGTTGTCGAAGTAGGTTTCAAGCTCAGGAGTCATAGTTTCCTCTAATGTTGTTAACTATAGTTTTATTATATCATACTTTTTAGCAGTTGTCAAGCTTTTCTTGTAGACTTCCTACGTTTACCTGAAGCAGTGACTGCATGTTTGATTTTAGAGGGTCCTGTTTTACGTCGTGCAGAAGAAGCTTTTTCAGCTTTAGTCATCTTAGCTGCAACTGCTTTAGGCCTACAAGAGGGGTACGGACGTTTAGACTCACCCTTCTTTGCAGACTTGCGCCCACAGGGTTTACCTGTCTTTACGTCTACCCACTCCTCTTTAAACCACTTCTTGAGGGCAGCACCTTTCTTACTTTTTCTTACGGCCACTTTTGTTACCCCAGTTCTTAGCGCCGACCTTGCGGCATTTAGCTACAGCACCAGAGGCGTATGCAGAAGGCCAGACCTTGTATCTGGACTTGACCTTTTTTGCACAAGCGTCGTTAGCTTTCTTAGTTTTAGCTTTAGGCATCTTTAGTACCCCTTGGGTTTGCTCTTGCCTTTCTTCTTTCGCTTACCTGAACAGTTTGGCATGGTAGCCTCCTTACTTTTTGTGGACTTTTTGGACTTCAAAGTTAGCTGACTTAGACGCACCCTTGTGTGGCTTGTAGCCGTCTGCAGGGTCTTTCATCAGCTTGTAACCTTTACCACTTTTCATCCAATGATGGCCTTTAGGTGCATTGACTTTCATATTATCACCATTTCTTACACGACCAATATCGTGCCGTTAGTTTACTGGGTGGATTAGTGTCACACTTGTGACGTGCTCTGAACGACTTACGACGTGCAGGTTGGTCTTTCTTAATAGTCATCTTAGCGTCACCAAAACGAATAGTCTTCGTCTTGTCGCCTTCTTTGGCTACTACTACAAACTTCTTTGTTGGATGACTAGGCGTCCGCTTTGGCTTGTTGTACCCGCTTACGCCCGCCCGTGCTAGTTTTGGATCCTTGGACTTTGGCATTAGATAATTCCTCCACCTTGGTTTCCAACTGGTCCACCTTGGTTTGGAGGTCCGTTAGGCGTTGGAATGTTCCTTGGAACTCTTGGTTGACTTTCTGCAGGAGCAGGCGTAGTTCGTGGTCTGTCAACATTTGGTTTACCTTCTATCTGTCGTTCTTTAAGAAGAGTCTCAGCAACACGCATACGTCGTTCAAACTCTTTGTCTTCTGCGTCACCTTCTTTTAAGTTTCGGGTAATAGCGTTAATTTTGTCAATTTCAAGCTCCATAGGCACTGCCTGAGCTTCAGCAGCCAACTTAGCAGCCCTTGCTTGTGACTCTTGTGCTTGTGCAGACAACGCTTGCGTCTGTGATTGCTGGAACTGCATTTGGGCTTGTTGTGCTGCCTGAGCCATTTGTTGTGCCTGAGGATTAGGCTGCATAGCTTTCTGCATAGCCATAAGAAGTTCTTCACGGTTAGACAAGTTCATGTTGTCAATAATGCTTTGGATCAGGGTGTTGTACAACGGAGAATCTTTTTGCATAGTCTGTAGTAGTTGTACAAGCTGAGTTACTTCGTACTCTCTTGCAATAATACCTAAAGTGCTGCTTGCGTTAAACTTGTAGTCAGCTACAGGGTACGACTCAGGATCAAACTGCATGTACCGATAGGCTGCTTTCTTAACAAAAGGAATTAAGAAAGACTGCTGGAAGTTAATCAGTGTACGCTTATGGCGTTTAATAATAGCGCCAAGAGACATACTAATGCCAGCGGCAGTACTCTCGCCATTAACCTGACCCGCAATTCCTGCTGAGTCCACTGCTCCTGTTGCTTGCTGTACCATCTGCTGCAATGCTCCGGCTTGAGCAAAAGTGATTTGATTGACTTGACCAAAGTTGAACGGTTGAAGTACTTCACGAGGGTCTCCATTGGTTAGGATCATCTTACCGGGACGTACTTCTGGTTTAGCACCACGAGGTAGACGTGTGGCGTCAATAGCCATCATTGGGTGGATTGTGAGGCTTAGTGCGTCAATTCTAGCTCTTAGCTCAGTGTCTAAAGCCTTCTGACTGTTGTAGCCTTTCTCGCAAACTCCACGACCCCAGAAACGTCCGGGCACTACGTCCCAAGGAAACGCTACGATAGGACGGTCTTCCATCATGTAAGGGTTAGCTTCGGCCTTAAGAAGTATACCTCCGTTAGCAACCACTACAACGGCCTCTACGTAACGTGAGCCTGCGTCTTCCTCTGATACCTCTTCTTCGTCATCGTCGCTCAGAGCGGAATTAAGAAGCTCTCGTGGCACTAAACCGTAGTACTTTGTAATACGTACTTTGTCATCGTTGTAGATTGTTATGTCTTGATCAGGTTCCAAGTCAGTGTCAGGAGCAGCAGGACCAACGTATACATCACGGTATACCCCTTGTTCTTGCAAAAGCTCTACTTGGTGTAAGCTTACGAACTCATCCACAGCAACACCCATAGCGTCATCTACAGACGTAGCTACAGGATCAATTAAGAAGTTCTGAGGCAGTACAGGTTTAAGCTTAACCTTTACACGGTCAGTAATGTTTACTCCTACTGCTTGTAAATCTCCATCCATTAACGGTTGGGTAGCAGGAGACATTTCCTTCATCTCTTCAATGACTATCTCGCCAACGCCTGTACCAAAGACTGCTGCGTTAATAAGACACTCTGCTACTGCTTTACGTACCATGCAGTTTTCAAAGTCTTCAGTCAGTTTGTTTCTCAGGAACTGTACGTCTTGTCGTTCGGTGTCTCCAAAGTTGTCGCTTACGTCAAACCACTTACCACGGCCAAACGTCGCTTCTTCTAGTTCCGCTACATTAGACTCAACTGCCTGTTGAAGTGCAGGAGAAATAATACGGGAACGCTCAGACCGACGCTCAGAGTCAGAAGGATCCCAGATGCCACGCCACAGTCTATAATATTCTTCAAATCTCGCTTCATAATTACTTTCGTAGTAATCCCTCCAATCTTCGCACTTAGTTATAACCCAATCTTCAATTGTTTCTTCAACCAACAGAGGGTCCGTATCGTAAAATTCTGCCATATTAGTATCCTGCTACCACGTCTAAAATTTCGTGGTCCTCAATTTCGTAGTCGTAGTCGTACGCTACATTTGCCAGTTGGTCAATATACGCCAAAGCGTCTATCAAGTCGTCATGCGTCAAAGGGTCTGGGAATTGAAAGAGTTGGTCTAAGAATCTACTGTTCCATTCACCTTTGTTTAATGTAATGTAGCCGTTTTCGAAACGACCTTGTAGTGCCCACATTACTCTGTCGGTCTTCTTTTTGTTGCCGTGGGTAAGCTCTTCTACTCTAAAGAACATACCGTATCTTTTTTGCATGTCCATCAAAGGAGACATTACGGCTTGTTTAGCAATACCTCTTTCGATTCCAACCGACACGGGACGGTAATCTCTAACGGCCTGAAATATCTTAGCTGCTGTTTCGTCAAGTGACCATCTACCGTATATGATATTGTCAACATACCAACCATGCTCATTGACCTTAACCACTGCGATGGCTGTGTCGTCAAGCTTGGAGTTTTTAGTCTTTTTCTTGTTGACTTCTTCAAATCCTGCCAAGTCAACTGCAATGTAATAATCTCCTACTTCCGGCTCAGACTCACTAAACTTAACCCAATCTTCCTTAAACATTTCTGACCCACGGGCTTCAAACGACGCCATAAACTCCTGACGAAACGCATAAGAAGACATAGAGCGTTTAGCAATGTCGATTTCACTGGGGTCCAACAACGGGTTATCATAGCTTGTAAAGTGCCAAGCTTTGTACGTAGGGTCATCGTCTAAGTCCGCATACTTGTAAAGTTCGTAAAAATGGTTGCGACCCATGGGTGTGCCTATGAACATCGCACAGCCTTTTTGGTCCGCTAAGGCAGGTCTCAAGATCTGCTCAAACACCTCTGGTTTCATGTCAGCGTACTCGTCCATGACTAGAAACTTAAGGCTGACACCTCGCATTGTCTCTGGTCTGTCGGCACCTTTGAGGCTAATGGTAGCACCGTTGACAAGCTTAATTTGCAGATTATTAATATGGCTACCAGAGATAACAGGGTGCCCCAGCTCAAGCAGGGTTTGCCACATAATGTCTCTGGCTTGTCCTTGAGTAGGTGCGACGTAAAATACATGGCCTCTGTCCGCCTGAAGTGCGTTAACTATTAACATCCACGCTGCTAACCTAGACTTACCTGTACGTCGCCCAGCAGCTACTATTTTAAATCTTGTGTCGTCTGCCCAAACATCTTGCTGCCAAGGCAGTAACTCAATGTTTAAATCCATTAAAAGTTTAACCTTGGTGTTGCAGGGATTAGTTCAAAAGAAATAATACTAACAAACGTAGAAGTAGCTTCAGGTGTAAGCGTTAGTGTGTCACCTTCTTTTGCTACTAGAAACTCACCGTACTGACCACCAAACTCTAGAAACTCACCTGAGCCTACGTTCTTGCCTGCTAGAAAGTCTATGTCTACACCGTTGTGTACCCATTTAGCACTAAGGCTTTTACTACTACCTGTTGTGTTAGAAATAAACAAGTAAGTAACTACAGCGTCGTAGCCAGTAGGTACGTCCAAGATAGTATTGGAAGAACCCGCAGTCAGTGCATCACCATGAGAAAACTTCATATCAATACGTCCACATAACTGGTGTTGTGCCACGGGTGTCAACGTGGATAAAATCAGAAGCAACACCGATACCTGTAAAGCCTAAAGACAAAGCAGAGTTAACAAGCTTAAGGCGATCAGCAGCGTTTGTTATTTTTATGTCCGCTGCGATCCCTTGGGCATGAGTTCCGGGAACATCTTTTCTTGACTCTATTGGATGTAGTGTCGGGTGTCTATATCCACTAGTAATCACAAAAGGAAATCCACAGTATGCCCTTAACTCGTCTAACTTCTCTAGAAACTCCTGTTCCATGTTGTTGGTTCCGGAGACCTGACAATCGAATTCTTCTCTAGTAAAATGCTTAAGAGTCATCTTCTACTACTTCTCCTTCGATGATTTCAGGAGTGCCCACGTCAACAGAACCAACACCAGAAATATTAATTTGTATAGCGTTGCGACCAGCATCTTTTACTACGTCCTTCTCAAAGGCACCCACTGGTAGTATACGGTCCATCACTAGTTTCCAAGCAGCAGCCTGATTCTTATGGTCATGGTCCAAAGCAGCATCAAAAATCGTCTCTAGGACCTTGCGTGACTTTGGACTAGCCAGCATACGAGCCTTGTACTCGTTAATTATCGCTGCGTCACCCTTTGGTCGGCCTACTACACCCTTGTTACCGGGTTTTACAGCGGCTACTTCGGACTTCCGGGGTCTGCCACGACCTCTTTTTTTAACAACGTCGGTCATAACATAAATTATCCCTGATTACAACAATAGTATACCATAAGTTTACACGAAAGTCAAGCTATTTTAGAGGTAAAAGCAGTAGAAGTACAAACATGAGTAAAAACAAGAGGTTACATGTGTTTAATTTAAGGGTAATTTTCCTAATTTTACCCTATTTTGTGTCTAGGTGGCTACTACAAAAGTACAACAGATGTCAACCCCTCCCCCGACCCTAGTTTCTACGCGGGTTTCAACAAAAGTTGACACAAGGCGCGGCCTATGGTAGCGACCAGAGTTGGCACGGGTATTGCATGAGACAACACGGGTAGACTTGGCATGGTGTTTGCATGGGTTGACAAGTGTGTGGACTTGTGTTGGTCCCTCTGGTCACAACCTGAGCTGATAAAGTTGGCACGGGTTTTGCTACGCGAGCTATTTATTACACGCGCACACGCGACTAGCACGGAACAACCAACGCAGTCAATAGTCCAAACGTGTGAATATTTACGCTTCCAATATGGGTCGACCTATGGTTTCATACACACATGGCGACGGGGGACAGAAGCCACCCCTAAATAGGAATGATTCTCATGTTGAAGCAAGTTAACTACGGTCGCAACGAGACCATCGAAGGTAGCCACCGCACATTGTCTGAAGCTGTCACCATGTACGCGATCTACTATAGCGACTGGTCAGAGGTACTTGAGGAGCTGTCGGAGTACTACAAGGGCCCTGAGTGGCAGAGCACACGGTATACTATTGACACGCCTAGTCATGTAGAGTTGATGCAAAAGCGAAACTCTATTGTTCGGGAGTTGCAGAGACTAAGTGAGGAGCTGAAGTCCGTGGGCATCGACGTTAACCTGTGTAAGAATATAGAGGTCGATGAATACTTCGATCAATTCAAGGCGGCATAGGAGAAGTAGACATGATCACAATTGCACAACGAGTGGACCAGTACGCCCAGCGCATAGCCGGAGTGGCACAGGCTCGCAAAGACTACCTAGACGGTCGAAAGACTCAGGAGCAGTTAGACTTCTACGCCCAACGGCTAGACCGACTGAATGTACTAGCGCAGTCGTTGATTGACCTAGGCATCGACGTGAAGGCTCACAGGGTGTTTCAAGAGCCACACATATTAAAAGACTAAGGAGGTTGACTAATCGTTGGGCATTCACTAGAGTGTCCAACTGTGAGTCAACACACGAGCCACTGGAGGAATTGACATGAAATACCTAGAGCTAGAACACGGGACACACGGACACGTGCGCATTGAGTGGAACGAGAACGCCATGTTCAACTTCCAAACACCCATCGGCGGGGAGTGGGTAGACTTCCACGCATTCACGTGCTACGGTCTGGAGACTGAACACGAGGCATTTACTGAGGCACTAGAGGCACTAGAGGAGCTAGAGGCATGAGAAAGATCGAACAACAGATGAACAACGCTATAGCACAAGGCGAGAGCTGGACCGGAAGCAACACCCAAGTTGTCACACTGGTAAACGGAGTTTCAGAGGTATTCCTACACGGGCACCACATCGCCCAGTGTTACGGTACGGAAACAGAGGTAGACATAAAGACGCTACTAAATTGGCCCACACGTACCACCATGAGCCGCCTACGTGCACTAGGTGTGGACGTATGCACAAGACGTGGGGACATCTACTTGAACGGGGAGAAACTAGCATGAACTTTGGACGCTACACAATCTGGTACAACCACGAGGACCACGTTTGGGACATCTACGACAGCCGGAAGGGCTTCGTGTACCCTGAGTACACCATCAACAACTACTCACGGCTTCTCTGTGGGTTGAGAGACAAACTAGGGTTCCTAGACACTGACAAGAACCACCGGAGGTTTTGGCGTGTGATGCGCTGGTGGGACCGACTACGACACGGGAGGCGCTAGACATGTACGAGAACTGGCAACCATTTTGGGACGTATTGTTGTTACTGGCGGCATCTGGTATAATCACCCTCTGGCTATACATCAAAGGAGATCCAGATGATTAACGACATATTTTTCTGGGGCTTTTATGCTCTGGTTTTCGGGTGGGTAGTGGGTATCCCTCTGCTTTCCCTTTGGATAGCTGTACACATACTGACAGAGGACAATGACAATGCCTAGGGAATCATGGGAAGAAGCGCACGACTACTACTACGACACATTGGAAGCCGAAGACTACGAAGGCCTTGACGATATTGAGGAGTGGAAGGAGGAGGAGCAAAAGATTATCGACGAGCTTATACAACGGATGCAAGGGGCTTACAATGACATTTGAGGAATACGAAAGGGGTTACTATGAGGGGGACTCTGGAGGCCTACCAGAGCCTCCTAGAGACCCAGAGGAGCAAGCCATGATAGAACACATAGTCGAGTTTGAAACTGAGATGTTCCGTTTGGACTGCCAGCGTAAATACTCTAGGCTCAACGCTAGACACCTACAGAAACTAATGATTGAGATACATGGGGAGGACTGGAGAGATGCGCTGTAAAGCCTGTAATAGAATACTAGAGGAATCAGAATTGACTAAAAAGGATGCACATGGTGATTTTTTGGATTTATGTGGTGTTTGTCTTTCTGCTGTTTCTTCTTCGGGAGTAGACTCAGAAACTATGGAATATTACCAATATGAGATATTTACAGAAGACGAAAACTATGATACCCTCTACTAAGGTATACTTAGGTATATATACTAAAGTAGAAGCAGTAGTAGTTAACTACAGTAGTACTACAGGAGTAAACTAATGTTTATAGACGAAAAATCAATCTATGTTGTCGATGGGGGTGACTACTCCGTCTACTGCCTAGGCTACACACAAGCCCGCACAGTGACCAATGACATCATGAAGGCCGACCCTTGGGGTGGTATACCCTTTGTGCTACGTAAGGACCTAGAGCTGTCTCTAGACGACCGTGGGAACGTGGTGATGTCTAGGGTGGTGCTTGACAAGATCTTGTTCCTAGCAAGTGACGAACTACCGGAGGGTGAACAGTGAATACATACTGTATCAAGACTATTGAAACGATAGAGCACGTCTACCGTATAAAGGCAGAGACGGAGGACAAAGCTTTGGAACTGTTGAAAACAGAAATTCACGACTCAGAGTACAACTACATAGACGAAGAATTCCAAAGCATTGAAGTAGAGGAATGAACATGAAACAACCAGAGAACGGCCACACGAAGCACTTTGGCAACGATGGACCCATAGGCAACGATGCGGAGATCATTGTGTACTACGAGGAACGAGGGCCAGCAGAGCCAGTCCTACGTATACCCTTTTGGTACTGTAAGGACGAACTGGGGATGCACGAGCACTTTGAGGAGTCAGTACGTAGGACAGCCAAGGCACTCGCAGAGTCCTACACGTACTGGCCCGACGGGTACGTCCATGTGCAGACAATCATTAATCAGGAGTACGTAAACATACTATGATGACGGAACAGCAGTTAGAGCAGTGGATACGGGACAACCCGTGGAAAGCCAATGTGATCTGTCCTGCTGGGGGTATAGGGTTTATGATGTTCATTATGTACACTTGTGTGCAGATCATAGATTCTTTTTTGACAGGTAAATTCATTTAGTGTATACTATTAGTATGTTCTGGGGAAACCAGAGCTAAAACCAAAACCAATGCCGCGCCTAGCGGCGACTACGGAGATTATTCCATGACAGTAACAACAGTAGAAGGCGTAGTTAACTTCAGTAACCTAACAGCACACGACGTGTTCAATGGTCAATCAACTGGAGCCTACTCCATGACGGTCACATTGTCAGAAGAAGACGCAGCAGAGCTTGCAGCCAACGGTGTCAAGATCAAGGACTACCAAGGCAACAAGCAACGCAAGTTCAAGTCCAAGTACGAGATCAAGCGTTTTGATGCTGACGGTAACGCCTACACCGGAGAAGTCCCATACAACTCCAAAGTCCGCCTGAAGTACAAGCTGGGTCAGCCTCACCCAGTGCATGGCGTAGCAACCTACCTTGAGGCGGTCAAAGTACTAGAAGAAGCAGAGATTGCTGTAGGCGATGCCGCAGACTTCTAAGTTCCTAAGGCACGAGGGTTGTCCGGAGTGTGGTTCTTCGGACGCTCTCGCTATCTACAGCGATGGCGGTCAGCACTGCTTTAGCTGTCAGCATCACGTTCACGGTGGAGACCAAGGCATGACCTCAGAATTACCCAAGGCCAAGCCCCTTAATTTCAAGGGAGTGGTCTCAAGCATACCCCAACGGCGCATATCTCAGGACACCTGTGGGCGCTACGGAGTCACCGTTGAGTACACCTCCACAGGTGAAATAGACAGACACTACTACCCCTACTACGACATGTCTACGGGTGACCTGTGCGCGGCAAAGGTACGCGAGGTTAAGACCAAAGGGTTCATGTCAATGGGGGACGTAAGCAACGTCGGCTTCTTCGGACAACAACAATGCAACCGTGACACCTACATCACGATTACTGAGGGCGAACTAGACGCCTTGGCAATCTATGAGATGTCTGGTAAGCAGTGGGACGTGGTTTCACTTCGGTCGGGTGCTAATAACGCCGCCAAGGAGATCAAGGCCCAGCTAGAGTGGCTCGAAGGGTACGACACGGTAGTCCTCTGCTTTGACAATGACAAGGCAGGAGAAGAAGCAGTAGAGCAGGTCAAGGACCTCTTCAGTCCTGACAAGCTGAAGATTTGTAAGCTACCCCTGAAGGACGCCAGTGACATGCTCATGGCTAACAGGGTCAAGGACTTTACGCAACACTGGTGGAATGCCAAAGTCTATCGTCCTGACGGTATCGTCGCTGGTACTGACACATGGGACAAGCTGGTAGAAAAGAGGAATGTCAAGTCCATCCCGTACCCTTGGGAGGGCCTCAATCATATAACTAGGGGGCATAGACCTTATGAACTCGTCACGATCACTAGCGGCAGTGGTATGGGAAAGTCCCAATTTATCAGAGAAATTGAGTACGATCTTCTACGCCGATGCGAAGGCAATATTGGAGTCTTGGCGCTTGAGGAAGATCTGGCCCGAACAACGCTTGGTATCATGTCGGTGGCGGCCAATAGGCCTCTACACTTGGAAGAGGACACGCCTGTGGACCAACTACGACCGTTTTGGGAGAGCACACTGGGAACAGGACGTTACTACCTATTCGACCATTGGGGGTCAACTTCAGCAGATAACCTGCTCGCCCGTGTTCGCTATATGGCAAAAGCGCTTGACTGTAGGTACGTCATACTGGACCACCTGTCAATCGTCGTGTCTTCCCAAGAGTCAGGAGACGAGCGAAAAGCAATAGACGAGATCATGACCAAGCTTCGGACCTTGGTGGCAGAGACAGGCGTTTGTCTGTTCCTCGTGTCACACCTCCGGCGATCCCAAGGTAAGGCACACGAGGACGGTGCTCAGATATCCTTGGGTGAACTCAGAGGGTCACAGGCAATCGCTCAGTTGTCAGACATCGTCATCGGTATGGAACGGGATCAGCAACACGAGAACGAGGACGTACGTAATACAACCACTGTTCGAGTGTTCGAAGAATCGATACACTGGAGAAACTGGACCCGCCTGTTGGTTAGCCTATGACCGTACCACGGGTCGCCTGTCGGAAGTACCTAATCCACACATAGGGGACGACTTTTGATGAACTCAGTATGGCAAGTGCGTTTCCACAATCCATTTGAATGGAGCTGTTATGATGTTATTTTTGAAGGATCAGAAGAGGAGTGCAGGGTTTTTCTACTTAGTGATAACGAAGAACACGGTTTAGATCTTTATCATCCAGAGATTTCTTTGAATGAGGTTATTCAAGAGTGATTTACCTAGATCTGGAAGCCAACGGTCTGACTCCTGACACCGTTTGGTGTGTTGTAACACGGGAAAACGGTGTTTCACAGGTGCACACTACCCCAGACACCCTCTGTGAGGCTCTAGAAGGCTCTGTGAGCGTCTGTGGGCACAACCTGATAGGTTATGACCTCCCAGTGCTAGAACGTCTCTGGGGGCTTTCTGTGGCTCCTGAGCGCATAGTGGACACACTGGTGTTGTCACGCCTGTTTGACCCAAGCAGACAAGGTGGACACTCGTTGAGAGCTTGGGGTGAAACCTTGGGCTTCCCAAAGGGTGACCATAATGACTGGTCTAGGTTGTCACAGGAGATGATCGACTACTGCATACAGGACGTAGCAGTTACAGAAGCAGTGCATAAGAGTCTGACCAGAGACATGTCTACGTTTGACCCTGAGTCAATCAAGCTGGAACACAAGGTGCAGTACATAGTCCAGCAACAGGAGCGCAACGGTTGGGTCTTGGACCAGCAACTGGCGCGTGAACTATTAGCAACATTCAAGGAGAGAATGAATGAAATTGAAGAGGAATTGCAGAAGAAGTTTCCTCCGATTGTACACGAGAGGTGGTCTGAGAAAACTGGTAAGCGTCTCAAGGACAAAGTTGAGATCTTCAATGTCGGATCTAGACAACAGATTGCGCGTAGGCTATCGACGCTTGGTGTGGTCTTTGACAAAGTTACGGAGAAAGGCAACCCCATCGTTGATGAGGCTGTACTAGACACCATTGACCTGCCAGAGGCTAAGGCCGTTAGTGAGTACTTGATGCTACAAAAGAGATATGCACAGGTCCATTCATGGTTAGAACACTTGCAGGACGACGGTAGAGTTCATGGTCGTGTCATTAGCAACGGCGCAGTCACTGGACGCATGACCCACCAGAGTCCCAACATGGCCCAAGTACCAGCAAGCTACAGCCCCTATGGGCACGAGTGTCGCTCCTGCTGGACTGTACCTGAAGGGAAGAAGCTAGTAGGTTTCGACGCTAGTGGCCTTGAGCTACGAATGTTGGCGCACTACATGAACGACAAGGAGTTTACCAATGTCCTCCTCACCGAAGACATTCACACCAGAAACCAAATGGCTGCAGGGCTTGAAACAAGACCTCAAGCTAAGACTTTCATCTACGCTTTCCTATACGGAGCAGGAGATGCAAAAATCGGAACTATCGTTGGCGGAAGCGCAAAAGACGGCGCACATCTTAAGCGACGATTTCTATCAAATACACCTGCTCTTGAAAGTCTACGAGAACGCGTTACTAGAGCTTCTGGGAGAGGCTATCTCACAGGACTTGATGGTAGAAGACTTAGAGTTAGATCTGAACATGCTGCATTGAATACGTTGTTGCAGGCGGCAGGAGCCATCGTGATGAAACAGGCCCTAGTCATACTGGACGACTACGCAACGCAGTGGAAACTCGACTACAACTTTATAGGAAACATACATGACGAGGTACAATCGGAGGTGGTTGCAGACCAAGCAGAGAAATACGGCTGGCTTGCAGTCGAATGTCTCAAGGCGGCAGGGGTTCACTTTAACCTCAGATGCCCCCTTGACGGAGAATTCCAAATCGGAACAACGTGGGCAGAAACCCACTGAGGCTAACGTATGAAGAACGTGTACACACTAGTGTCGGACATCTACAAACTGATGGAGACGAAAGAAGTAGCAGAAGGCGTGGACCTAGAGTCTGCTATTGATCTCTTCGGAGAGAACGTCAAGGACCTCATGCGTAACGAGTTTGGTGGACGTAAGCGTGACGGACGTAAGCTACGTATGTCCAACATTGGACGTGAGGACCGCTACTTGTGGAACGTCTACAACGACGTGGAAAAGTCCGATGAGATCCAAGGCCATACCTATGTCAAGTTCCTCTACGGTCACCTCATTGAGGAAATGCTACTGTTTCTAACTAGAGCTGCAGGCCATGAGGTAACGGATGAACAAAAGAAGTGTGAGGTTAACGGTATTACAGGTTCGATGGACTGTAAAATCGACGGTATTGTTACTGACGTTAAAAGCACTTCAACTTATGGGTTTAAAAAATTCAAAGACGGTTCACTGGCTTATGACGACCCATTTGGATACGTGGCTCAAATTAAAGGATACGCGTATTCAGAAGGTGCTACTAAATTTGGATGGTTAGCAATGGACAAGCAGAATGGGCACCTCACGTACCTTATGTACGACGAGGAGGACACTCAGGCTCCTGTCTATGACCTAATCAGCTATGACATCAAGGAGCGCATTGAACACGTAAAAAAGCTAGTGGAGCATCCAACCCCGCCCGACGTATGCTACGGCACTATCGACGATGGAAAGAGTGGGAACCAAAAACTCGCCGTCGGATGCTCCTACTGCTCCTACAAAAAGGTTTGTTGGCCTACCATTCGCGCCTTCGCCTATTCCTCAGGTCCCCGTTATTTAACAGAGGTGCATAATGAGCCGAAAGTCCAAGAAATCACGATTTCGTAGCACGTTTGAAGACGATGTCAGCAAAGTACTAAAGGAGTTTGACTATGAGCCTTTCACTATCCCCTACACTATTTCTAGGTCTTATCGTCCTGATTTTGTCGATAGCAGCGGTTTATCTCTTGTTGAATGCAAAGGATATTTCAGAGACGGAGATACGAAAAAATATACGAGCATCAGGGACTCACTCCCCGAAGGACAAGAGTTAATCTTTGTCCTCATGCAACCGAACAAGAAGATTCGGAAGGGAGCTAAGATGACTATGTCAGAATGGTGTGACAAAGAGGGAATTTTATGGTATACTATAGAGACACTACAGGAGTTGATTGAACATGTCGCTAACACTAGAGGAAGTTAAGGAACGCCTCTTGAAAACCTTTGACCCAGATGACCTGCTGGAGGCCCTACAGATAACCTCAGAAGAGATGCTGGACAGGTTTGAGGACAAGCTAATCAACAGACTAGATGTGTTTGAACAAGAGCTAGAGGAGGAAGAAAATGAGTATTGACGATGCGACTCCTGCAGAGTGGGACGGGATTTCTATACTGAAGAAGACGAAGAAGGTAGACCCTGTGGAACAACCCTGACCACTACAACAAAGGATCAATCGAAGCTATCGAAGCAATCAAAGCGTCCATGCCTGAACATGAGTTCAACGGTTATCTCAAGGGTAACGCACTGAAGTACCTCTGGCGCTATGACTACAAAGGTAAACCAGTGGAGGACTTACGTAAATGCCGCTGGTACATCGAACGACTAATTAAGGAACTAAATTAATGGACGCATATCAACAGTACATACACAAGTCACGCTACGCTCGTTACCTACCAGAGGAACAGCGACGGGAGACTTGGGAAGAAACAATTGACCGCTACCTAAGCTTCTGGATTGAGAAGGGCAAGCTAACACTTGAGCAGGCTAACGGCATCTTTGCAGACATACATGACATGGGCGTAATGCCTTCCATGCGGGCACTCATGACTGCCGGAGAAGCACTAGACCGTGACAATGTAGCTGGGTTTAACTGCTCCTACATGCCTATCGACCACCCTAAAGCATTTGACGAAATGATGTACGTTCTTATGTGTGGCACTGGAGTAGGCTTTAGTGTAGAGCGTCAGTACGTAACAAAATTACCAGAAGTAGCAGAGGAATTCCATGATACCGATACCGTTATACATGTCGCCGACAGCAAAATTGGATGGGCTAAAGCTTACCGGGAACTTGTTAGCTTGTTGTATTCAGGCCAACTTCCGAAATGGGACGTGTCTGGAGTACGACTTGCAGGGGCAACCCTTAAGACCTTCGGAGGTAGAGCATCTGGTCCAGAACCTCTTGTCGATTTGTTCAACTTCACAGTCAGCGTCTTTCGGGAAGCTGCTGGACGTAAACTTAGCTCCATTGAGTGCCACGATATCTGCTGTAAGATTGCACAGATCGTCGTTGTCGGAGGTGTACGCAGGTCCGCTCTCATCAGTCTGTCTAACCTCACTGACGATAGACTCCGACGATGCAAGTCAGGCCAGTGGTGGCAAGATAATCCTCAACGGGGACTAGCGAACAACAGCGCATGTTATACAGAGAAGCCAGACTTTGAGGCGTTTTTAAATGAGTGGAAAAGTTTATACGAGTCCCGCTCCGGAGAACGAGGAATGTTCTCTAGAGTCGCAAGTCAAAAGCAAGCTGCAAAGAACGAGCGACGAGATGCTACCTATGATTTTGGAACTAATCCGTGCTCAGAGATCATCCTCAGGCCCTACCAGTTCTGTAATCTATCGGAAGTTGTTGTCAGGGCAGGAGATACGCTGTCGGACCTCAAACGAAAAGTACGTGTTGCAGCTATCCTTGGGTCTCTTCAGGCTACGCTAACCGACTTCCGCTACTTACGTAAGGTATGGCAGAAGAATACAGAAGAAGAAGCACTGCTGGGTGTATCACTAACAGGCATTATGGACCATGCCGTGTTGTCAGGGAGGGAAGATCGTGAGAAACTTAAAGATTGGCTCGTGGCTCTCAAAGAGGAGGCGATTAGTACTAATAAGGAATGGGCTACTAAGCTTGGTATTAATATTAGCACTGCCATCACTGCTGTTAAACCTTCCGGTACTGTTAGTCAGCTGGTTGATTCTGCTTCTGGCATCCACCCTAGATACTCAGATCAATACATTAGACGAGTTAGAGCAGATGCAAGAGACCCGCTCTGTCAAGTCCTTGAGGCAGCAGGAGTGCCCGTAGAGGACGACGTAATGTCACCCACTACCAAGGTATTCTCCTTCCCCATAAAGTCGCCTGAGGGGGCTGTGGTGGCCTCTGAGATGGGTGCAATGGAGCAACTTGAGCTTTGGGAGATCTATCAGGACTTCTGGTGTGAACATAAGCCGTCAATGACGTGTTACTATCGTGACGATGAGTTCCTTGAGGTGGGTCAGTGGTTGTACAACAAGTTCGACAAGATCAGCGGCGTAAGCTTCCTACCCTACTCAGAGCATACGTACCAACAGGCTCCTTACGAACCTATTGATCTGGAGACGTTTGAGAAGTTGAAGGAGGAGTTTCCTGAGACCATCGACTGGAACATCTCTGAGAACTCTGACATGACTGAAGGGTCGCAACAGTTGGCTTGTACAGGCAACAACTGCGAGTTGTAAACAAAAGGGGGCCTTAGTGCCCCCGTTCTTTCAAGGTGTGTTTATGAACATTAAACGTGATATTGAGATACGCATAAGAGTACTTGAGAACAAGCTACATAGGTCTATCCCCGCTGCCCGAAATAACGAGATACGGGGTGAGATCATGGGTCTGAAGTGGGTACTAGAGCGTCTCTAGTCTTCCTCTTGTTGTCCTCTTACTCCAAGGCCACCAACTGTGGTCAACATACCAGCAGACCCTAGGCGCTCACCTCTGACAACCTGAGGGTCTGCTTTTATACCTGCTACTGCTTTTACAAGTTCTGTATAGCTCTGAGACATTTCATCCTTTGCAGGGACCTTGATTGTCCTTGCTAGAGCCATTGCGTTGTCGCTTGACGCATCAAAAATCATAGGAGGCGTAGCGTTTACAATACGGTTAGGTAGTGCTGTTTCTACTGCTTTACCTACTCCCGGCACATTCTCAAGAAAGTTGTTTTCGTCAGACACAACAGCCGTGATTCTACCTCTAGGCGTTATCTTACCTACGTAATTCACACCTCCTTCTGTAATACCTGTACCAACCATTGATCCAGTGAAGTAAAAACCTCCGTTTTCTTTTGCGTTAGCAAGTATTTCTTCGTCTGTTTTACCCATCTTAGGATGCAACGCAAGTTTAGGACTAGATTTGAACTTTTCAAGCATCTCTTCGTTACTTACGTTCTTCTTGCTCTTAAACAAAGTAGCGAACGTACGTACAGGCCCTTTGTGTGCAAAGTCAAACGCATGGTTTCCTGTTTGGAAAGTAGTAGGAGTTTTTACATTAATTACTGGAGATGCTGCATCAGCAAATCTCTCTGCTTTTTCTCCCTTACCTACCTGCCAGACGTTGCCTATGTGTTCTTCAAAAAAGTCAAGGTCTTTCTGAGGCGTGTTGTTTCTTGCACCTACCTGATTAACCAAGTCAGAGTAAACACCAGATCGGAAAGGGACAGTATCTGACATGTAACTAATTCTGTCTACTGTGTCAAGCGTAGGATCAACAGGCCCTTGTCTGCCCAATCGGGTGTTAGTTACAATATTTTGTTGTCCTTGGGCGATAGCTTTTGCTAAATCTCTCTGTGCTCCTTCGGCTGACTCCTGCGCTACTTTTACAGTCATAGGGTTGACCCCTGTGCTGTAGTACAGAGCACGGGCATCAGGGTTCATTAGATTAAACAAACCTTCCCGTGTGCCTTCTCCTGCCCATTTTAAAAAGTCTTGTGTCCTGATCCTGCCTTGCATTACTTCTTCAGCGCTTTTAGCGTCTTTAACCGTGTTTGCCACCATAGGGCCAACTTTAGGTATTCTTCCTACCTTATTTGCAAAACCTTGGGGGTCTCTGGCTATATATCTGTCAACCACGTTAGGCACAGCGCCTTCAGGCATGTCAGTAGGGCCGTAAAAGTTCTTAATTAAGTTTCTAGGAGAACTCAAGAACAACCCAGCGTTTTCCTGCGCCCTGTTTAGGTTAGGCAGAGCCTCTTGTGTAATCTGAGCGCCCCTACGCATCATCCCAAGACCGCCCAAGGGGACGTAGTTAGCAGGAGTCAATGCTTCTTCAGCAACAAAGTTAAGAGGAGCCATAGCGTCAACTGTGGTTGTTTCTACAGGTCCAAAGGCGTTAGGCCCTCCTCTTATCCGTTCTACGCGAACAGGAGCAGTACCAAAAGGGTTTTCAATAGCGGGGTTAAGAAAAGCAGAAGCAGCTTGTTGACTATAGGTTTGTGCCGTAGAGCCTGCCCTAGAAGCCCCTTTGCGTATCGCCATATATTCCTGTCGTTTCTTCTGAAAATCACTCACTCTGTTCTTCCTTAATCTCTTCACGAGTCTGGTCAATGAGGTCAACTAATAGGATTCTGTCCATCTCTAGTTCTTTCAGGGCAGTGCCTTTAGTCAAAGGAATGGCTTTGTCAATAGCAGAAAGCATAGAGGCATAGATTCTTGCGGCATTGCGTGGCTTAAGGGCCTGTAGTCCAACATACGTTGTGGCACCTAAAGCACCAGCAATAGTAGCAGGCACAGCACCCCCAGTAAGACCTAAGGCTGTAGTACCTGTTGCACTAAGAGCTAGAACAGTGTTGGGCAAAAGATCTACAGACTGTAGGTTACGTACTGCGCGGCTAATTACGTCTCTAGCTTCTGCATTACGCTTAGGCAGCATGTCTTCCATAGCCGTAATACCGTGGAACTGTTTAGTCAACAGGTTGTGAAGCTTGTCTCCACGAGTGTTGGCCTTCAGTGTGTCGTTGAGTACACCACGGATCTTTCTGGCAGCAATAGACTTAGCGTTAGGTGTTCCGTCAAAGTTATTGATTAGGTCATCAAACTTGCGTCGAACCTCTAGCACACCCACAAGGTCTGAACCTCTAGTCTGCACAGACTCAAGGACAATATCTGACAGCTCAGCAAGCTGCTTTTGTATGTCTCCGGTTGCTATACGAACGATGTCGTCTTTTAGGACTTCGTCAATAGCCCCTTGCATGTCCTCCAGAAACTTGTCGGAGTTAATGGCTTTGTTTTGGGCTACAATCATCTTGTCAGTAGCTTGTTTAGCTCCTGCTACTTCTTTCTGCACTGCACGATAATTATAGGTGTACGAGCGGTTTGGTTTTACGCCCTTCATGTCGGTAACTGTGTCAATGACCAAGTTGTCAAAGTCATTAGGTTCCCACGTCTTTGTACGTAAGACACCTTTTTCTTCAAACACGTCTCGCATCTCTGGTGTCACAGGTTCCAACAGAAGTGTAACACCGTCCTTCTTGTTTTCTCTTACGAGTTGCGTGGCTTTCTTTTGTGCGCCTCTTTTGGCTATGTCTAGTCTAGGTATGTCTGGTCTAGGGCTAAACAAAAGGCCTACGTCCACAGCAGACTCAAAGCGTTCCGCAGCCTCAGGCATACGTTGTTTAAACGCTTGGTATCCTGCGTCACCTAGAGAAGCTGCTTGAGCTGCTAGTCGGAAGGGTTGAGTATCTTTTATGCTATCGTAAGCTGCTTCTGCTCCTTCCTTGACTGAGTTAGGAATCCAAGAGCTAATGTAAGTAGCCAATGTTGCACCGCCTGCTCTAGCTGCTTGAGAGCCTCCAATGAGGGCCAACTCTGGTGCCTGATAAAGCTGACGTAGAAGGCTTGGGTCGTCTCCCATGACGTTTTGTGCCCTACGAGACACCTCAGGACCAAACTGCTCTATCTCTCCTCTGAGAGTTTCTCGTGCAGCCATCTCAGGGCCAAACATGTCACTAACAGAAGGAGTAGCAGTAGGAGTGCTTAAAGAGAACGTCTGTCCTCCTGCAATACCTACCTGTGCTCCTGTTTGTGGATTAGTGGCAGTCTTAAGAGGCAACCATTGTTGTCCGTCCCAGTATACTTTTTTGCCTGTTGTTGGATCAGTTGCTGTCTTCATATTATTGGTCCACTATGTATTGAACGCCTTTTACTGTTACTGTTGACCCTGCAGTCAAATCAGTGTCGTCAACCTCAGGTTCAACCATTTCTGGAGGCATGTCAACCAGAGGGTAGAAAGCCATAGCTGCTTTTTCAGACCCTGTTAGCTTACCTTCTACAGCCCCTCTAAGGTTGTTGTATTGACCAATGGTTCGTACATTTTGCTTCCTGATAGTAGTCAACAGTCTACGCATGGTTTCAGGACTCATTCCAATGTCGCCTGCTACTACTTTTTCTGCGAACTCTCTATCTTTGTCTGACAAACCTGTACCAGCACCCAAGTTGGTAATGTAGTCAGCAACACGAGCACCTGCCAGTGAAGCGTACTCTTCTGTGTTTTCTATCTGGTCTGCAGCCGATATGTCAATACCCGCTACCCGTGCTGCTCTAGCAACGTCCATTCTAAACGTAGCACCGTAGCCTGTAAACATGTTGTCAATGTTTTCAAGAGATGTGTCAATAGACTCAATACTGGTTACAGCCTTGTTTGCAGCGTCAAGACCGTCTGACAACCGACTAACACCTTCGCCCATAATTTTTTCAGCCATTGTGCCACTGATGTTTTCAATCTTTTGTACTTCAGGTGGTGGTTTTCGTAGGCCCATTTGTTGAGCAGAGACCCATGTGTTGTTTTCTCTGTCGTATACTTGACCACCTTCGGTACGGAAAGGCATTACTTTACCGTCCTTCAAAAAGAACTCAATGTCACCACCACGTTGACCTGTGAGTACGTCGTTAAACACTTGGTCAGGGGCTTGGCCTAGTCCTAGTTCTTTAAATAGTTTGTCACTGATACCACGCTGCCTAGCTAACTGCTTACGCTGGGCTGGTGTTTGCGTCGGCATATTCTTGAGGCGATAGTCAATCATAGTGCCCACAAGATCACCAAGTTCCTTAGTGTCAGTTACGTTTTCAATCTGATCTGCTAAACTGTCAAGACCAAGGTTTTCAGCTTGAGTTTTGACCTGAGTCTTGCGGTTAGCTAAGGCTGTTGCGTTTGCTTCCTGAGTTGCTAGGTCTCTAGCAGCAGTAGCAAGTTTAGCTGCGTTTTGTAGATCACCTTGACCTTGATAGTACTGAGCTAGTCCAGTTAGTCCTTCAACAGTATTAGGATCAAAACCAGACAATGTTTTACGCTGTTCTTCCAACATTTGTTGTTGTTGTACTTGTCCGGGAATTTGACCAATTTGACGCCCCAGCATTCCCAAGTTTTGAGCAAAGCCCGGCCTTGTTAAAGCACTTAAAAAACTCTGTGAATAAGTAGCCATTATATTATCCTTACCTTCCGATGTAATCTACAATAGCGTCTACAATACTGCTTCCGCCTGTCTCATTTGGAGTAGCTAAACCAGACAACAATCCTGTTCCAAGCTGACCAAAGAGTTCTGCCTGTCCAAGACCTGAACCAAGCAACGCTTGTAGTCCACCCATTTCTGCTTGACCAAACAAGCCAGCGCCTTGTAACTGAGCACGTTGAGCCAACTCTGCTGCAGGCATACCCGCTTGTAGTACATTGAGTGCTTGAGCTTGTGGCATGTAAGCAGCGCCAAGAGCGCCTGTGCCAAGCTGTTGCTGTAACTGTTGTAGTCCTAAACCACCACCAAGTAAGCTTTGACCTGCAGTCAACGCTTGTAGCGCCTGTTGCTGACGTGCAGCGTCTAAAGCCTGTTGTTGTCCTGCTAGGTTTGCACCTAAGCCTGCAAACTGTGCGCCAAGGCCAGCCTGTTGAGCCTGAAGCCCTCCAGCAAGTTGTGCCAATTGAGCGGCTTGACCAGCAGCAGTAGTAGCTCTTCCAAGGCCTTCTGTTTGAAGCCGTGATTGAATCTGTTCTGCAGATAGTCCAAGCTGTGCAAGCTGTGTGGCTCTCTGTTGTGCTTGAGATTCCAAAGCAGACTGCGCTTGTTGTGCTTGTAGACCTGCTCCTGCCAACTGCATTTCACGTCCAAAGCCTTCTGCCTCCATACGAGACTGTACTTGCTCTGCAGACAATCCAAGCTGTGACAGTTGGTTTGCTCTTTGTTGTGCCTGAGACCTAAGTGCTGATTGAGCCTGAGCAGCTTGAACATCTGCCTGACCTAGTTGCATCTCTTGGCCGAAGCCTTCAGACCTAAGGCGCTGTTGTATTTGTTCAGCGCTGAGACCCAGTTGTGACAGCTGGTTAGACCGTTGTTGTGCTTGTGAACGCAACGCTGATTGTGCTTGGGCAGCTTGTAGCCCTGCTTGACCCAACTGCATTTCTCTTCCGAAACCTTCGGACTCAAGCTGTGCCTGAACACGCTCTGCAGACAAACCAAGTTGTGACAACTGCGAAGCACGTTGTTGTGCCTGAGATTGCAACTGACTTGACAAGCCTGCCTGTTGTGTAAACATGCCACCAAAGGCTTGTGCTTCACCCAAGGCTCTCTGACGTTCAGTCCCTGCTTGTTGTATAGCTGCTAAAGATGCTCTGTCCTGTGCTTCTTCCTGAGCGGTGGCCAATGCTAGTTGTTCAGGAGTAGCACCACCGTAAGCTGCTGAACGTGTACCAAGGCGTCCCTGAGCCGCTAGTCGCTGTTCCAAAGCAAGACGCTGACGTTCTTCTTCAGGGCGCTGTGTAGCTCTGATACGCTCAAAGACTTCTGCTTCTCGTGCGCCTGTAGGTTGTAACGCCTGTTGTGCTGCTTGCCCCGCAAGGCCACCGTACTGTTGACGTAAAGCTTCTACGTCAGAAGGAGCAGCAGTATCAAGACCAGCTATTCCTAAGCCTAAGCCTCTAGCAGCAAGGTCTCCTGCAGCAGTCCTGACACCGGGGTCTGTAACTCCAGCAAAGGCCTGACTTACGTCAGGAACAGCAAGACCACGTTCTGCTGCTCCAGCGGCTAAAGCTTGTCCCGCAAGTGCTCCAGAAACACCGCTTACAGAAGGAGCAGTAATTCCTCCGAATCTTCCAGAAACGTCAGGGACTAACATGCCTCTTTCAGCAGCGCCAGCACCCATAAGTTGTCCTGCTAGTCCTCCTGCAGCAGACCTCACTCCGGGAGCCTGCACACCAGCAAAGGCTTGAGTTACGTCAGGGGCACCTCCGGCTAATCCAGCGCCCCCAAGGCCCAACGCCTGTTGACCCAGAGCACCTACACCAGCACTAGGTTGCTGACCCATGAGTCCACCTACTGCTCCTGCAAACTGCCCACGAAGGAGGTTTATGTCTGCAGGTTGTTGTCCAGCAGCGCCCATGAATTGACCACCAAGGCCAAAGGCTTGCTGTGCAGCAGCTTGAGTAGGAGCCATGCCAAACGTAGGCTGACCCATGAGTTGTTGCCCTGCACCAAGAGCACCAAGACCTGCTTGAGTTAACTGCGCCTGTCCTGCAACAGGTTGTCCAAACATTTGACCTGCTTGACCCATCAACTGTTGAGATATGGCTTGCTCTTGAGGCGCTAATGAAACACCTAAACCACCTTCAGGAGTTGTCTGTAAAACACCACCAGTCCCTGTAGTAACAGTAAAAGGTCTAAACTGAGTTTGTTGTAATTGTGTTTCAGCTAGTTCCCCTGCTTCTCTACGAGCTTGCTCACCTATATCACCAAGACGCTGATAAGCTGCTCCGGTAAGAAGACCACCAGCAGCAGCAATGCCTCCTATACCTAAAAGATTTGCTAATTCGTTTGACATTAGTACGTACCTCCGTCAATTGTTCCTGTTGACAGCGTACCTGTAAAAGTCAATGCAGGAATTGTCACTGTGCCTGTAAACGTAGGGGAAGCAATGTTCGCCTTCGTAGCGATAGCTGTAGATATGGCGTCAAACTCTGTTTCAAACTCAGCGCCCTTAATGATTTTACCGCTGTCTCCGGAAGGTAGACTGTCTTTAGCGGCAAAGTCAGTGGTCTTTGTATAGTTACTCATAGTACTTTACCCATTAGTGCTAATACGTTAATCTCTTGGAGAGACAAACCTGAACCGTCTATGTCTGCTTCCAACCCAATTGTTATAACTCCACCGCCTCCGGTAGTGTTTATGCCACGGCGTGACGTAAGATCACCACCTGTAAATTCTGCTGTACTGTTGTACTCACTCTCATTAAAGTAGCCTGTAATTTGACTACCCACAGTAAACTCTGCTGTCTGAAAGAACGTACCAAAGTCGTAAGCCCACTTAAGAAACATAATGGCGCTGTTAGCACCAACAATAGTAGGGCGTAGCTTTTTAAGTATCTTTAGTCTTGATGGGTCACCAAAGGTTAGGCCGGGGCTATAGTACTTAAAGCGATATTTTTCGCCGTTGTCTCTGTAGCCGCTGTACTTACCAATGCCTTCACCGTTGCCAATCAACAATGTGCCGTCATCCCTTCTACCATAAGCGGTAAAACCTGTGCCGGGCCAGCGTGTTACACGGTATGCGCCGTTTTCTAGTGTTCCTCGAACGTCGAAGCAGAAGGTTGTGTCCTGTGCAGTAAAAGTTAACAAGTAAAAACCTTCTTCTGGGCTGTACACAGAGCGATAAAACTCAGTCTCGTTCTGCAGCAGACCAATAATGTCTTTAGAAATAGTGCTTGACAAACTTGTAATAGGCATTGACTTTTCTTGGATTGTCCTGCCAAAGCTTTTGAGTCCAGTGTGTGACAAAAACAACACGTCTGTACCAGTATGCTGAACAGTGTCACGATTAACGCAACCTACGCCTGCTACGGTATCTGTAAGTGACATTGTTGCTGGGGCTTCAGCGCCTTGGTACACAACAATACTGTGTTTACCAAAGATAATAAGCAGACCGTTGTGTGCAGCCAGTGCAACAATTTCGTCATACCCATCAGGCCATACCTTAGAAATATCAATTGAGCCGCTAGTACCACCAGACCAATCATGGCCTATCAAAAGATCACTCCAGTACACAGTAGACTTGTCGTTGTTTACGTCCGCTGTCCAAAGGCGTCCATAAGCCGCTAACACCTCGTTACCGTACATAGCACTAGTGACACCTGCTGCGCCAGAAACACTGCTCAGGGTCACTACAGAGCCTCCTACAGCGTCATAGACCAACGGTTCGTTACTGCGCTGAAAGAAGTAGATCTTGTCGTTGAAGTTGACCATCTTCCAGTTGTCTTGAGTAATCGTAACTGATACAGGTGTTTCATCAACAAGTGTTGTAGTACCGCTAAGTATTTTGTTGTTACCTACAGAGAATACTTTGGTGTTACCAGCGTTGTCTTCAAACTCCTTGATTGCTCTGACCTTTGCAGAGCCTAGTTCAGTCTTGTCTGTTGTGATAACACTGTAACCCTTACGTGACGCAATACGACCACGTTTGTCAATCACTGCGTTGTCAGCAATGTCAGCAAACGAAGGGTCTTGTGCCAACGGGGAATCTTCTGTATTGATTCCTTTGAAGGCTGGTGCAACAAGATTAATACTTTGTAATTGTTGAGCCATAGCTACCTCACGGCGTGTAGAAGACTACTTCTTCTGGATGCTTTTGAGCGTCTAAAGCAATAGCGTCAGACAAGTACTTATCAGCAATAGCGAAGTATTCAGGAGCAGAAGTGCCTCCAGTTTCTCCACGTTCACGGGCCAACAAAGCAATAGCCAAATGAATAATAGGCATACTAGGTACTAGTGTTTCATCACTGTCAGCAGACAAGTCAGCATCACGCTTAACACAGTTAAAACGAATGGTGTACGCTTTTTCAGGAGTAGGGTAAACGTCGATCTGTGTATCACCGTTGCTGTCAACGCCGTTGTACGTGTAGTACGTTGGCGCACCCTTGCGTGGCTCTGAGATTAAATAAGCCTCATCAAAGAACGTAGCTGTTTTGTACTCCATAAACAAATTAGCTGTGTCGTTGATAACATTAAGTGCTTTGATTCTGTTCTGACTGCCTGTAAGTACGTAATTAAAGATGTCGTCAGTAGTAGTAATCGTCAGGGTAGTCCTAAGTGCTGACCAATCCCATGCGTCTTCTACCGTCCGCTTTGCGTCGTTAACAAAGTCACCTACCATCTTTGCATAGGTACTGCCTTGTACAGAAGAAACTTCTTCTTCTCGCATCCTTCGCAGGACGTTGTTTACTATGTTTAAATAGGTCATACAAGCATCCCTTTTTTGTTTGTAAGTCTTTCAATCATTGCTAAAAGCTCTGCGTTATAATCTGTGTAAGGCATTGAAACCTGACGAATTTGAGGTGTTTGATACATAATACCGTATTGAGACACGCCGTCTGTTTCAAAAGGAGATCCAGAAAGCATCCCTGCGCCTAGACCATTACCGTCTCCATTTCCTGTTCCGTCTCCAGTGCCTTCTCCTTCGCCAGCACCTGTTCCTTCACCAGCCCCTTCGTCACCTGCTTGGTCTTCACCTGTTGCTGCTTCTTCTGAAGGTTGTTCTGCTCCTGTTTCTTCTGGAGTAGTCTCAGCTTCTGGTGTAGGTTCTGTAGGTGTTTCTACAGGCTCCACAGGTTCCACGGGCTCCACAGGCTCCACAGGCTCTACAACTTCATCAATAGCTTCTTGAATTGGATCTGGCTCTTCTACAGGTTCTACCGGAGGTTCTACCGGAGGTTCAACTGGTGGTTCTACCGGAGGTTCAACTGGTGGTTCTACCGGGGGTTCAACTGGTGGTTCTACCGGAGGTTCAACTGGTGGTTCAACTGGTGGTTCTACCGGAGTCTCTACCGGAGTCTCTACCGGAGTCTCTACTGGAGTCTCTACTGGAGTCTCTACTGGAGTCTCTACTGGAGTCTCTACTGGAGTCTCTACTGGAGTCTCTACTGGAGTCTCTACTGGAGTCTCTACTGGAGTCTCTACTGGAGGTTGAATAGGAGGTAGCTCTACTCTTACGTCAGGAAGATCTGGAAGTTCAAAAGTAGGGGTTTCTGTTTCTTCTCTTGTTTCTTCTTCTTCTGCTACG